TTTCTATCTATTACACTAAGATGCTACGTTCAAGCAGAAGATGCAGTCGCCGCACTCGATGAGCTGCTAGAAGATGTTGAAACTGTAGTAGAAGAAAACTCTCGATTAAAGTATAAGGATCGCAATAATGTAGATCATTATACACAACAGATCACAGTCGTTACTATAGATACTGACGAAGGTGTACTTGAACCTCTAGGCGTTGGAGAGATGCTTATAGAGGTTCGATACTAGAAAATGCAGGCACGAATAAAAATTCACGTCCTAGCCTTTTCAAGATAACATAGGAGATTAACTATGGCTGATACATTATATTTTAGTAGAGATACGCAGGTATTCATTAAAATAGGCAGTGCTATTTGGACTATGCCTGTTCTTGATGGATTCTCTTTCTCACAAGCAACAAACGCTTCAGAGGTTACTCTGAATGAAATGTCAGATTTATCTGGCAATAGTCGTAGAGCACGACAAATGTTTACTGATTCGTATGCACCTGCAGAGTGGAGCTTTTCTACTTATGCTCGTCCATTTATTTCAGCGGGATCAGGTGGCGGAGCGGCAGATAGTTCAGCAAAGCATCACGCAGTAGAAGAGGTACTTTGGGCAATGATGGTTGGAGATGCAGCTTATTCTTCAAATACTTTTACAGGATTTACAGCAGATACTACAGATCTTGATATTTCTTTTGCTAGTTCAAATAAGACTACTTTAGGAACTGCCGATATCTTTTTCGTAATGGGAGGCGCAGGTACAGGTACCAAAACTGCTTATAAAATTGCAGGATGTTGTGTAAACGAAGCTTCTTTAGATTTTGATATTGATGGAATTGCGACTATTAACTGGTCAGGTTTTGGTACAATTATTACTGAAGACACTGCACCTACAGCAACTATTTATGAAGGAACTGCAGCAACTGATACAGGTAACTTCATTCGTAATAGACTAACAAGCCTAGATATAGATACTGCAATGGGAGGTAGTCACCCAGCTACTTATAATTTAGTACTCACAGGTGGAAATGTTACTATTTCTAATAATATAACTTTCTTGACTCCCGAAACCCTCGGAATAGTAAACCAACCTTTAGGCCATGTAACTGGTACACGTACAGTTGGAGGTAGCTTTACTTGTTATTTAAATGCAGAGGACGATTCAAGTGCAGAGCTTTTTGAAAATATTATTGAAAGTACTACTACTATTACAAATGTATTTGATCTTACATTCTCAGTTGGTGGAAGTGGAACTCCTCGTATGGAGCTTCATATGGATAGATGCCACTTAGAAGTACCAGCTCATTCTATTGAAGATGTCATATCTCTTGAAACCACTTTCCATGCATTACCGAGCAATATTGAAAGTGCTGATGAGATTAGTATTAAATATAAGGGTGGTTAAAAAAAGTTCTTGACATACGAGGTCTTTTAGACTATACTATGAAATAGAAAATCGAAGCAGGGGTGATTTTTCGCCCCTGTTTTGTTTACCCAATAAAATAATAAAGGATATAACATGACAGATGCACCAATTTCATTAGCGAGTCTTATGACTCCTAGCAAAACAGTAACAATAGACTTTCCTGGCTATAATGGCATGACAGTAGACTTATGTTATCTAGCAAGAGAAGAGTTGGTAAAACTTCGTAAAAGATGCGTTACTACAAAATTTAATAAAAAAACTCGTCAACCCGAAGAAGATTTAGATGATGAAAGATTTTTAGTAGAATATTGTAAAGCAGTAATCAAAGGATGGAAAGGCTTGAAATATAAGTACCTAGAAGAGCTTCTATTGGTGGATATTTCTGCTCTTGACCCTGAAGATGAACTAGCTTTTACACAGGATAATTCAGAGTTACTTATGAGAAATGCAAGTGATTTTGATACTTGGGTCACAGAAACTGTGAGTGATCTCGAAAATTTTACTGGGAACAAGTAGATGAAATAAGAGGTCTGCTTGAAAAATACGTAAAACAATCAGATCAGATTGATGTAGATAAGTACTTAAAAATCTGCGAACAGTTAGGACAAGAGCCAGACCCCGATAAGATGCCGCTCGAGACTTCAGATTTTCCTTCTGAAGTCCAAGTGGCATTTTTTATATTTGGACTACTTGAAGATAGATGGGAAGGTATGTCAGGTACTTATATGGGAAAACAATGGACAAGCTTAGAATACTTTTTTAATCTTTATCAAGTCGAAGAAAGAAAAACAATTTTGTATATTATGAAAATGTGGGAAAGCATTTTAGTATCCTTTAGATCAGATAAAGCAAATAAACAAAGAAAAGCAGAAGAGCGTAAATCTTCGAGCGGTGGCAAAAAGTACACCCATAATGTGAAAGGCTAATGGCAAAAAGAAATAAAGTTTTTATTGATGTAGAAGTCAATGGAAAAATGCAAAAAGTAGCCGTTGATGCAAAAAAAGTATCAACCCAGTTAGATAATCTGGGTAAAAATGCTCGTACTGCTGATCGTAATGTAAAAGGTGTTGCACAAGCATCTTCAGGAGCCAGCAAAAACTTTTCAAAAATGGCACAAGGTACGGGAGGATTAGTAGGAGCCTATGCTAGCCTTGCGGCACAGTTGTTTGCTGTATCTGCCGCATTCAACTTCTTAAAAACAGCAGGACAGTTAAAAAGCTTACAAGAAGGTCAAGCAGCTTATTCCGCTTCTACTGGTACTGCGATGAAAAGCTTAACACAAGATATTATTGCAGCAACTGATGCTCAAATTGCATTTACAGAGGCTGCTCAAGCCGCTGCAATAGGTACTGCTTCCGGTTTGGACCCTGAACAACTTACCCGCTTAGGTAAAGCAGCAAAAGATGCCTCGATAGTATTAGGTAGAGATGTTACAGATTCATTCAATCGTCTTGTTCGAGGTGTTACAAAAGCAGAGCCAGAATTACTTGATGAATTAGGTATTATTCTTAGACTAGATACTGCAACAGAAAAGTATGCAAGAACTCTTGGAAAAACAAAAGACGAACTTACTACTTTCGAAAGATCCCAAGCAGTAGCAAATGAAGTACTAGAGCAGTCCGAAGAAAAATATAGTAGAATATTAGCAGTTACAGGAGCTTCTGTAAATAAATTTGCTCAACTCGGAAAAGCTTTTGATGATATAGTAAATAAAATTAAAGAAGTAGCGGCCGCAGTCATGACACCTCTTGCAGAAGTGCTTATAGAAACTCCTCAAATGGCTTTTGCAGCTATAGGACTGCTTATGAGACCCGTACTTATGGCAGTTCTACCTGGATTAAGTAATGTTGTAGATAGAACAAAAGATATTGCAGAAGCAGCAAGAACAAGTTTCGATGCAGCTACAAAAGAAGCAGAGGAATATGCAAAAACTTTAGAATCAAGAAAACCTATTGATACTTCAAAAAATAGAACAGGAGTAGCAGGTATTTTAAGCGGTCAAAAAGGTGCTAAAAATTCAATTCTTGAGCAAGCAAAAGCAGGGAAACAACTAAGTAATAGACAAATAAAACAATTAGAAGCTGACGTACAAAAAAAGAAACTTCTAAACAAAAGAGAGCTTACAAACTTTAAAAAACATTTAAGAGAAATGAAACTCGCAAATACAGCAGCAAATAGACGAATGGCTGATGATTATGAAATGGCATTGAAGCAAAAAGAAAGAGGTCTTAAAAGATTTCAAATGAAAGCGAAAGGAATATTTGCTTCTATTGCAACTTTTGGATCTCGAGCAGCTAGAGTTATTTCTTTTGCTTTTTCGGCAATAGGATGGATTGGATTACTTGCTACTTTAGCAATGACTGCGTATCAGTTTTTCAAAACAAAAGAAGCTACTGAAGAAACCGCGGATGAGTTTGATTACCTAGGAGATAAAGTAACAAGTGTAAATGAAGAACTTAAAAACTTCAATAAAATACAAAATATCTTAAATGAAGATGGAACCAGAACTGTTCAAACCCTTGAAGCAATGGGAAAAGCCTTAGGTAATTATTCATCTAGAGAGTTTAACAAATTAAGTGGAAGTTTTGATAAATCATATCGATCCGCTATGAGTAAAAAAGGAATGGCAGGAAATGTCGCATTCTATGCCGGTAATCTTAGTATGACAGAACAAGAAACTGAATACTTCGAAGCACTAAAGAAAAACTTAGAAGATCAAATAAAAATAGGTGATAGAGGAAAATTAGGTGGAGGAACTAGCTATATTGAGGCTGCTCGTCAGAGATTACAAAATTTTCAAACTCAAGAGATGACAGAAGCAGGTTTAAATGGTGCCATGATAGCAGAAGCAAATAAAGTTTCAAATATGTCTCTTAGTGAACTTATGGATCCAGATACAACGTCAAAGTTATTTGAAACTATAAAGAGAGAAAGAGAAATGATAGAAAAAAGTAACGATGCAAAAATAAAAGGAAGCAAGGCAGGTCAGAGATATGTAGCAGCAATAAAAGCAGTAGAAAACGGAACAGCTTCAAATACTAAAGAATTACAAGAATCTAGAGAAGGCTACAAAAATTTAACAAAAGAAGTAGGTCAACTTACAAGAATTCAAGAAGAAAATGCAAAAACAGCAAAAGATTTAAGACAGTCTCTTTTTCCAGAAACAAAGTATGAAAAGTACATAAAAACTTTACAACAAGAAATCGCACTGCAACAAAAACTAGGAGATGATTCAGAAGCGGCAAAACCAGATGCCGATGCCGCAATTAAACTATTAGAAAAAGAAGTTGACTTAATGGACAGACTAAATTCTTTACTAGCAAAACAAAAAAGTGCCAGAGATGCCTTAAACGTGCAAAAACAACAAGCTCTAGGAGGTGCAACTTTTAATTTTGAGAAAAAAGGGATAAAAAGAGATTTTGCAGTTAGAGAAGCAGAACAACTAAACGAACAATTATTGAACAAATTAATTTTAGAAACTGAGATTGCTAGAGAAAAAGATGGTGTATCAGAGGCGGAAAGAAAAGCTTTAGACTCTGTTAAAATACAAATTGAACTTAATAAAATTAAACTTGCACAAGCACGAGAAGAGGCAGATGCACTGTACGATATTAATCAAGCATTTACTACATCTTTTGAGTCCGGATTAACGGGAGCTTTTGATAGTATAATAACAGGAACTAAAGGTGTAAAAGCCGCTTTTGCAGATATGGCCACTGGAATATTAAGAGCGTTGTCAAAAGTTTTAGCAGAAATGATGGCTATGTATATAATTAAACAACTTATTATGGGTTTTTCCTTCGAAGCTCCCGGATACGAAGGAAAGCTAGGAGGACAAGAAACTCTTCCTCGTTTTATGCCGGGAGAAAGAAATGGAGGTATTGTAGAAAGAGGGATGTCGGTACCTGGTTATGCAACAGGAGGTATTGCTAGAGGTTCTACTTCAGGATATCCTGTTATGTTGCACGGGACCGAAGCAGTGGTACCCCTAGGAAGCGGAGGTAGATCTATACCTGTTGATATGAAAGGATCAGGAGGCACACAGAATAATATCGTAGTAAATATTTCTAGCGAAGGAAGGACAGATAAAGAAGGAAGTACAGGACCAGACATGGATAAGCTAGGAAGTGCCGTAGCACAAGCTGTACAAGTAGAATTGCAAAATCAAAAAAGATCGGGCGGAATACTTAATCCGTATGGAGTAGCATAATGACTATAGGATTTATATATACAGGCACAACATATGCAACGCCTGACAAACAACTTACACGTTCAAATACTCCTAGAGTTCTTACTGCAAAGTTTGGAGATGGATACGAACAACGTGTTGCAGATGGAATTAATACTCTTAATGAAACTTATTCTTTAACTTTTAAAACACGTACAAAAGCCGAGATAGATGATATAGTAGTATTTCTTGATACTAAGAAAGGTGTTACAAGCTTTACTTTTACCTTGCCAGACTCAAACGTACTCTCAGATCCCGCAGGACAAGCAGGGGTAGGAGAACGAGATGTCAAAGTAGTAAGTACAGGTTACTCTATAAACTATGAGTATGACAATTTTTATACTCTTTCCCTTACCCTAAAGAGAGTTTTTG